GTCTAGAAGTCGTGGATTCCATGCCAGTTTCCCTATGGACTTGTAACCCCTTGATTCTTAAGGACTTGTAACTTATTGATTCTACAGGGATTTTTAAAACACGTGTAACTCCTTGATTCTAAAGGACCACTTGCTGTTGCATCTATTGACCAACAGTGTATAATGGACGGCATGGAAAGCAAACAACAAGTACGAATTGGTGACGTCGTCAAGTCTCTTGACTTCGTTGGTATTAACGACTGCTACTACATCGGTCTCGTGACCGGAATTCTCAACGACGGTCGGTTCAAGGCTAAGGCAATCAAGCGTGTGTGGAAGGGCGAGGCTGATAAGCGTCCTCTTGCTGACGAGTTCTTCGCTCCGCTCCCTGGCCACGATTTCTTCGACGACATGGCTGAATGGAAGGATGCTGCTCCTCGCATCCAGGTGCTTGCCTAGTAAGAACATATGAAAATGACTAAAATAGTATACAATGCTTGTTATGGTGGGTTTGGTCTGTCGAATAGGGCTGTGAGGCGTTATTGTGAGATCAAAGGTATCGCTGAAGAAACTATCTATCACCGAGATATCGAAAGAACTGACCCTGTGTTGGTGCAGGTCGTAGAGGAACTCGGGGATAAGGCTAACGGTGATTGTGCGGAGTTGCGTATTGCAGAATTGTCTGCTGGCACTCTATATCGCATCGATGAGTATGATGGAGTAGAGCAAGTGTGTACGCAGGATGATTATGCATGGAGTGTAGCGTAAAAATGAACTACGACCAATGGGATTTAGCAGGGCTCCATATTCGCGGTCAGTACCTTGACTTTGACGTTAGCGGTATTGTTGAATCAAGTCGTGTTGCGTATGGTGGTAATGTCAAACATACTATTGTGCTTGATAAGCCACTAAATGTCTACGGTGCTATTAGAGACCGTGTGATTGTTAACCATGAATTTGTTGATGAGGTTTTCAGCAATGTCTGATATCAATAAAGAAGATGTGTTTATGTTTCTGGATGATCTTCGCGAGTCTGGTGCAACCAATATGTTTGGCGCTGCCCCATACATTGAGGAAGCGTTTGACGTTAACCGTAAGGATGCGCGTGCACTTCTCCTAGAGTGGATGTCAACATATAGTGATCGCCACGCTTAATTAACATGCAGATTCCGTCTATAGGTTCTCTCGTTAAGGTTACTACTCGGTATCCGAGTAATGTTGCCGGTCGAGAATGGGATGACAGGACTCATACTGGCAGAGTCGTACCAATTCCGTTATATTGGAAGGATGAGGTCGGTAATACCTTCGCTGTAGAAACTGGCCGCTCCTATCATCCCATCTCCCTTATCTATACTCAGAGGGTCATTGACCTTCAGATTCTAGAAGGGCAGGCTCTGAACAAGACTGAGTTTAGCAAATTGCTAACTATTAAATGCACTGTTGCCGGCAGTAAGGGTAACGTGTATAATGTCATGTCCAAGGGTGGGAAGTGGTCCTGCACTTGTACAGGTTTCGAATTCCGTAATCAGTGTAAACACATAGCACAGGTAAAAAGTAAGATTTATGGCAAAGCAGCGTAACGATTCTCTTGCTCGAGCACTCGGCCAAGAACCGACGTTTACTGAACCTACCAAGTTGAACCTCATCGAGGCTCTTAACTGGTACAACTACAACAGCGATGATGGCAACTATAAGATTTGGTTGCGGCAGTTCCTCGCCCAGCAGAAGTCATTCTCTAAGAGCGACATTGCCAAGGCTACGAGTGGTGATGTTCCTCGTGCCATTGCCGCGCTTGCCCGAATGGAATCTCGTGGTGTGGCAACTGGTGAGCAGGCTCGTGTTATTGCGTTCGCAATGAAGGCAATTGAATCCTCTACCTATGTGGAAGAGGAAGATGTTGTACCGACTAATGTCATTTCAATTCGCGACCGTCTGAAGGAGTCTTGTACTCCGTATGTCGCTTGGATTGACCAGCAGATCGATAACTTCATTGCTGGCAAGTCATACGATGATAACATATATGACTATTTGAATGGTCAAGGCTGTAAGGCTGGCCATGCTCGCATGATTCGAGAAGCGTTTGAGTTCAACTTTAACGAGATGGCTCTCCTCAAGGATGGCGACCCTGCTGTTGTCGAATGTTATGAGGCCTATGGCAAGAAGGCTATCAAGGTCCTTGTTGCATTCTACGAGAAGTTGGAATCTGATCTTGCTCAGCTTGAGCAGACTAAGAAGGCTGCTCGTGTCCGTAAGGTCCGTAAGCCAAACGTCGAGAAGATGTTGTCGAAGGTCAGGTACCTGAAGGAGTCTACCGAGTTTAAGGTTGGTTCAATCCACCCCCAGAAGGTTCTTGGCTCTGAGCAACTTTGGATCTTCAACACTAAGACTCGTCAGCTTGGCCGCTATGTTGGTAGCAACATCCAGTTTAAGCGTTCGAGCCTTCTTAACATTGAGCTTGAGCAAAGCGTATCCAAGAAGCTTCGAAAGCCTGAGGAGTTCCTCAAGGTTGTAATGAATGCCTCTAAGTCTCAACTCAACAAACAGTTCGATGCTATCAAGGCTGTTGCCAAGCCGATGAATGGCCGACTGAATGAGTTCACTGTCCTCTTGAGGGTCTGGTAATGAAGCGCTTCCTAATTGCTCTTATCATCATTGCTCTCGCTCCTTGGTTTATTGGTTTCTTTATAGGATTTGCACATGGCTTCTAATACCTTTTCTGTATTTGTTCGGAACGCTGATGGTGGTATCATTGAGTTCTTTGACCTCAATAAGACAGATGCCCTAAAGCTGGTCAAGGAGATGAAGGATGATGGGTTTACGGAGCTTGATATGGTTCCAACATTCAACACTCCTTACTTTACAGACAATGTCTTAGCAAAGGAAGAGGAAGATGGAATCCTCGAATAACGACAATGTCGTTAGCCTAGCTGAGTTCCGTCAGAAGAAGATGGAACCAAAGATGAAAAGGACAAGGCATCTCGAAAGCTTTGTTGAAGGCTATCATGAAGCTGGTCCAGAAGCAACTGATGTGTTCAATAAGACAATGATGTTGCTCAGAGCATATGGTTTTGAGACAGAAGACTTTGACAGAAAGGATGTCTTGCTGTTGAGGGAAGCAATCTTTTCCATTATACTACGGTATAGGGAAGAACATCATCCTCTACATTCGTTTGTAGATGAATTTGATAAATACTTTAACAGACTTGAATTTTTTCTGGATAGTGAATGGGTCAAAGCAGATTTCGAAAGTTTCGATGATGAGCTAGACCCTAATGAAGAAGAACCTACATGATAATCGTTGACTTAAACCAAGTAATGATTTCCAACCTGATGATGCAGCTTGGGAACCATACTGATGCCAAAATAGAAGAGGGCCTTGTTCGACACATGGTCTTAAATGCCATTCGTTCATACAAACAAAAGTTTGGTGAGGAGTATGGCGAGATTGTTATTGCATGTGACGATAAGAACTATTGGCGTAGAAAGATCTACCCATACTACAAAGCCAACCGAAAGAAGGCTAGAGAGGAATCTGATATTGATTGGACCTCGATCTTCGAGTGCTTCAATAAGATTCGGGAAGAGCTGAAGGAGTACTTTCCATATCGAGTCCTAAAGATCGAGACGGCAGAAGCAGATGATATTATCTCAGCCCTTGTTCACCACAATGGTTCATTGCTAATGACAGGCAGTGCAGAAAAGATTCTTATCCTCTCTGGGGATAAGGACTTCATCCAGCTTCAGAAGTTTGTCAACGTCACTCAGTACGATCCGGTCCGTAAGAAGTTTATCTCTCATAAGAATCCTGAGTTATATCTCAAGGAACATATTATGAGGGGTGACTCTGGTGATGGTATTCCTAACTTCCTATCAGGTGATGATTGTTTCATCTCTGGTACTAGACAGAAGCCAGTTCGCCAGAAGAGTCTTGACCAGTGGGTCAAGCATTCTAATCCAGAAGACTTTTGTGACCAAAACATGCTCCGTGGCTATAAGAGAAACGAGGCACTAGTAGACCTATCGAAGATTCCAAGTGAGGTCTATAAGAATATTCTTGCTCAATATAATGAGCAAGAAGGTAAGAAGAAAGCAGACCTACTTAATTACTTTATCAAATTCAAGTTAAAAAACTTAATGGAACATATTGGAGAATTCTAATGAACAGTAACGTATGTGATGTGTTTGAAGTTGCTTGCCGCTATAAGACAAAGCAGGAAAGAGCTGATGTCCTAAAGGCAAATGATTCGTTTGCTATGAAGAGTGTTCTTCAGCTAGCCTTTCATCCTAATGTAGCAGCAGCTTTGCCAGAAGGAGCACCTCCTTATAAGCCAGTGCCTGAGAACCAGTACGATTACCATCGTGGTTACCTCCATGCTGAATCTCGTAAGATGGGTTACCTAGTTGACCAGCCAGGTCAGAACCTCAACAAGATTAAGCGTGAGAATATATTCATTACTATTCTAGAATCCCTTCCTGGTCCTGAAGCATTGATGTTGATTGCTGCCAAGGACAAGAAACTACATAAGCTGTATAAGGGAATCACAGCTGATGTTGCTAAGTTAGCATTCCCTGATATCCTACCGGATGATGTTAAGTAAGAGGTTTATAGTTCCATGACGATCAAGAAGTATTCTCGTAACCAGCGCTTTGAGGATTATGAGGACCGCCCATCTAAACCAAAGCAGAAGGACCGTAGTGAGAAGCATATTCGTAATGCTTTAAGAGGCCACGATCTTGACACGCTAAAGAGACTTTCAAGTGAAGACATGGAAGAAGACTTGTTTGATGATTACGACTTAGACTATAGGCGCTAATAATGATAGAACAATATGCAATCCACATTCTCTGGTTTTTTATGAGTTGTGTATTTGGTACCTGGATGTATTTCCAAGGTGCAACCAAGGGCACACTCGCCGGGGTCAGTGCAGCCGTAATTTTTATGACAGTGAATGGTAAAAAAAAGGAAGCAGAAAAATTTATTGAATTTGTCAATAATCTTACAGGCAAAGATTTCAAGATAGATAAATAAACATATGCCTACATACACATTTGAAAACACCCTTACGGGTGAGGTCCATGAGGAGTTCATGTCAATCTCCGCACGAGAAGAGTACCTCGTTGCCAATCCTCATTTGAAGACCATTATCACACAGGCTCCGCCCATCGGAGATCCAATACGCCTCGGTCTTAAAAAGCCAGATGCTGGGTTCCGTGACGTCCTTAAAAATATAAAATCCCATCATAAGAGGTCCAACGTCAACACATGGTAACAAAGGGTAGTACTCAATGCCAAACAAAGCTAAGAAGAAACTTCGACTAGCAGTTAACGGTAACCAACATCAGCAAGGAGTCAAGCTACATCAGATATATCCAATAACAAAAGCGCAACAGAAAGTATTTGAATCATTCTACAAATCTCATTTACTACTACACGGTATCGCAGGCACTGGAAAGACGTTCGTCAGCCTCTACCTCGCTCTAAAAGAAGTTATAGAGCATAAAGCGTTCAAACGCATTGCAATAGTCCGCAGTTGTGTTCCAACAAGAGATGTGGGCTTCATGCCAGGAACACTAGAAGAAAAATTAAGCGTATACGAGCAACCATATAGAGAAATCATTAATTGTCTAACCCAAAGAGTTGATGGGTACGACCTACTTAAAGAGGCTGGCGTAATTGAGTTTATGTCAACATCGTTTATAAGAGGTCTTACATTAGATAACACAATCATCCTTGTAGACGAAATCCAGAACATGACATTTGGTGAACTTGATTCGGTCATTACAAGAGTGGGTGACTATTCCAAGATCATCTTCTGTGGTGACTATAGACAGACAGATCTCCAGTCAACAAAGGATAAGTCTGGCCTAAAGGACTTTATGAAGATCTTAAATACTGTCGCAGATGTTGACTATATTGAGTTTTTGGTGGATGATATAGTGAGATCAGGATTTGTTAAGAAGTATATCATTGCCAAGACTGAATTGGGATTTGGATAGGTAAGCTTCTGAAGCTAAAATGTGCATAGCATAAATATCCTTTACTAGCACTATAACTATCACGGATTCTAATATGTCAGACCCAGAACAGTCCATTATATTTCCA